GGGAACCGCGGCAGGCGCAAGCCCGGAACGGGGGGCAAGATATTGGCGGAGGAAGCGAAGATACACGCTGGCCCGCCCGCCCAGGAGAAGAGCAGTACGAGTGGGAAGAACCACGGGTCGTGGTTGACTCCAAAGAGTCGAGATTACAGGGATGTCGAGAATCACATACTAAAGACGGGAGAGAATGTGAGAAAGACGGGGCAGAAGTTTTCTGTGGGTCTACCAACACAGGCACACATGAAAGAGTTCCCGGAGGCAAAGAAGGCACAAGCAAAACTCAATCCGAATTGGGTGGAGCAGTTGATGGGGTTACCCATCGGGTGGACAGACTTAGGCTCCTGGGCAACGGAGTCGTCCCACAAACCGCAGAACTAGCGTGGAGAACTTTATGGCAGAGAATTTAAGAGCAGTCCTTCCTGTGGGCTTAACGGCGCTAGGAAAACACGACCACCTCCGCGACACTCGGCGGGGAAGGATTGCTCTGCATTTAGTATGAGAATTACAATAGAGACAGACGATAAGCAGACCGTCACGATTGAGCGCAAGGGATACATACAGGTGCATGATTACATCGAGGTATTCAAGAGTGCGTTGGTGGCTATAGGGTTCCATCCAAGGTTATTGGATGAGCATTTAAATGAGGGTGAATGGTATGAGGGAAGTGATACTACTGATAGCATTACTCATTAGCGGCTGTGCAAAAAACCCGCACCCCGATCATATACCTGGTGTGAGTTGCCCGAAGCCCGGTCATGGAAAATGTCCTTTTGGATGCGATGGATGACATGGATTATTTATACGGAGCACTTCTTAGCACGGAAGAGGTCAACCGTGGATGGCACAGGTTTTGGTCGAATTGCGAGTTACGCTACCGCGAGGGTGAGCGAGATCCCGATTGTCCGCCCAACACCTGGAGGACGGATATTCAGCGCAAGATGCCCAAGGCTAAGTCAGAATTGAATTTTAGGAATGAGCGAAGAAGAGCAAGAAGCACAAAAGCAGTATAAAGTGGAAGCCAAGAAACTCTTAGACCGTTGGTTCTTAGAGTCTGACTTGGATGCGGAGGAGTTATCAAGTGCCGCAGTGGAGGCGATTGAGGAGTGGTTGGATGAGGAGATAATAGACTTTAAACCGGAATGAATTTGTACGAACCAACAGGAAAAAAGGTGGAGGGTTGGCCTCAATGGGTGGGGCGTTTATCCGAGGAGAATCTCGAACTGAAGAAGAGGGTGGAGCAGTTGGAAAAGGAAAACTTGGAACTGAAGAGAAGATGCGGTGAGTTATTCAAGGATGTGATAGAGGCGGGAGCACGCAATGCCAAGTGAAAGTACCATCAGGGTGGAATCCGATTTTTTGGAAAAAGTATGGGCGAGCAATACCACTATCCGTACAAGACTTACCACGGTGCGACTTGAAAAGCCTGGGGCCTCAACCATCGAAATTCGACCAAGAGACATTGGAACGGATACGGAGGGATGGAGCGTTGGAGAAGCGAAAATCCCGGTCCAAACGCTCAAGGAAGCGATAGTGGTGGGTATGGAGATACAGGCGAGGCAGTGAGGCCCAGGTACGAGACACAGCAGGACCTCGATAATGAGAAGGAGGTATGCGGATTTTTGAGCAAGGTATGGAATTGTGTGTTCCATAAGCTCAATCCTGTGAAGTACAAGGTGGATTTCCTGATTGAGAAGGGCGATCACTACGGATGGGCGGAGTTAAAGTGTTTAAATATTAATTATGGGCAGTTCCCGTTTATGATTTCGTACAAGAAGATCGAGGCGGCCAAGCAGTTATACGAGACAAGCGGTAAGAAGTTTACTCTGATTTTCAGATGCAAGGATGCATTATGTTTTCATACATGGGATTTCAGTAAGAAATATAAGTTTGAACTAGGAGGTAGGACGCGAGCAACCCGCGACTCGGAGGATATAGAACCAATCTTCCGCATAGACCCAAAGGATTGCACGATAGTGGAGGGTTATGGCTAAGATAACCTACGCAGATGAGGTAGATGCCCACTTTGGTATTCCTTGGATACCTGATTTGAAGTATGAGAAGGGCGAGCTTGCGTGTGCATTATCGAGTGAGGAGATCGATGCCTTACCGCAGGAGCGCGCAGAAACCTTGTCCCGTTTGATATTGGACCAACCGGAGTCGGAGAAGGAAGATCCAATCCAATGGGGTTGGACTCTTCCGGGATGGAGACGGGTGATGGATAATTGGAAGGATACGAAGATTCATGTGGTCCTCGGCGGTAATCGTTCATCAAAGACAACTTTCGCTTCCCGTCTTCTTGTACATATGGCACAGACTATTCCCGAAGCTGAGATTCGTTCCTTGCATGTATCGGAAGAGCGAAGTATTGCGGATGCCCAAAGGTACATATGGGAAGCACTTCCCATGAGGTACAAACGGGCAAAGAAGAAGAGTGAGAACCATTCCTTGCAGTACACACAAAAGAATGGATTCAACTCCGCCAAGGCGATCCTACCGCCAACCACGCCAGGTGCGGAACGGGGGAGTACAATATCTTTTAATAACTATAGGCAGTATCAGGCAGACCCGCAGATATTTGAGGGATGGTCAGCGCATTGCATTCATATGGATGAGGAAGCGCCTGAACAGATATTCGAGACATTGGTAGGAGGCAGAACTGTGGACTACCACGGACGGGTACTGTTAACCTTCACCACCTTGCAAGGGTGGACCCCATTGATTAATAGTCTGTTAAAAGGCGCTGAGACGGTGGAGGCGAAGTACAGCGAATTGTTGGGGCGTGAGTTACCTATTGAGCAGATATCCACCAATTGGCCTGATTGTAGAATTTATTATTTTTGGTCTGAGATGTCCCCGTTCGTTGACTACAACGAACTCATCCGCACCTACTCAAAACAACCACAAGAGGTAAAACTCGCACGCTTATACGGCATACCTAGCAAGGCGATGGAGGGGAGATTCCCTAAGTTCAACCGCGACACCAATGTCGTCCCCCATGAACGAATCCCCTTCATCGCCGACCCTACAGTGCGTGCCACTCGCTACTTTGTAGGCGATCCTGGCGGAAGTAAACCGTGGGTGGCGATATGGGCGGGTGTGCTAGAGGACGGATCAATCTATGTTTATCGTGAGTTCCCCGATTCATCGATGGGCCAATGGGCATTGCCGCATGTTAATGCCGTAGGCAAGAGCGTGGGAAAGCCCGGCCCTGCCCAAAGGCCACTCGGTTGGGGGTACATTGATTACCGCGATCACTTCGAGGCATTGGAGGAGGGCGAGGATATATTCGAGCGAATCGTTGACCCCCGCATGGGAGCGGCCACCGTCAGGGAGAAGGAGGGGGAGAGTAACATAATTAACACAATGGCGAATCTTGACTTTGTCATGCGTCCCGCTCCAGGCGTGGAAGTGGAAGCGGGTATTGCGAAAATCAATGATGCACTAGCATGGGATGATACTGAGCCAATGACCGATAAGAACAGGCCCAAACTCTTTGTGTCTGACAGGTGCGAAAACCTGATATCCTCGATGCTAGAATATACGGGCAGTTCGAGACAGGAGCATTTTAAGGATTTCGTAGATTGCATCAGATACCTAATGATTAGCGGTGCTGATCACATTAGTCACAATAGCTTGATGTGTACAGGTGGTGGTGGGTATTAATCTTGCCAAATAGGCTACAGAAAGATACATTATGCTACGCATATGCAGTCTGCCGCCGATCCCGAACTTTTATATGTCAGCAAAGAACCTGACATAAATTATCTTGCAGAAACTTACCGCCGTACACAAGCAGACTTAGGCGAGTGGTTAGATCGCAGACAGCGGGATTATGATGTAAGAAACTGCATGTGGTCAGGTAAATCTGACGACTTTAAGAAGCATTCCAATCTTAGCTCCACAGGAGATGTATTTCCGTGGGATGGAGCGAGTGACCAAGAAATCCGCATGGTGGATAATCAGATCAACAAGTGTGTTGCGATGGTTATGAATGCGGTAAGACAGGCACATATAGTCGCCACTCCGGTTGAATCCGGGGATATCGAGCGTGCTAATGTGATATCGATGTTCCTTCGTTGGTTGATCAACACGAAGATGGAAGAGTTCTACGATCAGTTGGAGCTTGGTCTTAATCACTTCTTTGAGAAAGGGCTTATGTGCCATTATGTGTGGTACGATTCCCAAGACTTAAAACAACAGCAGACTATCCGTCTTGATGAAATAGCACAGGCACTTCCATCTATTGCAGAAGTAATTCAGAACGGAAGCATGGATGAGGAGTTATCTGCAACTTTGAAGGATCAGTTTAATGTATCCAAGAGTAAAGGTAAGGCCATGCTTCGTGAGTTGCGTAAGGATGGGACTACGACAATTCCTGTTACTCGCCAGGTCATAAATCGACCACGCCTCAAAGCCCTTGCTCCTGATGAGGATGTATTTTGGCCTAACTACACAATTGATCCGCAGGAAGCACCATATGTATTTCATGTGTTACATATGACTCCCGAACAGTTGCGTGCAAAGATTGCATCAGAAGGTTGGGATGAGGAGTTTGTGGAGAAGGCGATGGAGTTATCTCAGCATACGCAAAGAGATGACACATTGTATAATGTTCGCCAAATGGACGAAGTAATCCGAGATGATGATGAGACTATTAGAATAGTGTACTGTTATCAAAGATTGTTAGATGAGGATGATATACCCGGCATCTACTGCACGATCATGCATCCTGATGTGCCTGATCTTTATGCCAAGCATGAGTTGTTAGATTATGCTCATGGCAAGTATCCGTTTGTAATTACTAAATATGAGAATGTAAGCAAAAGACTTTATTCATCTCGCTCAATACCTGAAGTTGGTGAGCCGCTTCAGCAGGAAATGAAGGTACAGATTGACTCCATGACTGACCGTCAATCATTGGCAACTTTACCACCACTCGAACATCCACTAGGTCGCCCTCCAACAAAGTGGGGGCCAGGGGTTCGTGTTCCGTATCGCACACCTGGCGAGATTCGTTGGGCAGATACACCACGCTTTGATGGTGGTAATGTAGAAGTTCGCAGATACATCCAAGAGATGTTTGATAAATACTTCGGCAACTTGGCTCCAGGCGTTGATCAGGTAGAATCGCAGAATAAACAGCAAGCGGTAATCAATAAAGTATTTACCCATCTTAAGTATGTGTTTGAACAAGTATGGACGCTATATCAGCAGTATGGACCCGATGCTGAGTTTTTCCGCGTTACCGGTATGCAGGATGTGCAGAAGTTTAGCAAGGGAAGAGCGGGCGAAAGATTTGACTTTTACCTACAGTTCGATGTTGCGACACAAGATCCACAACAAATGCTTGAGCGAGTAAAGGCGATTGCCGAGCTTGCCCCTGTGCTTGACAGATCAGGTACATTGGATAGCGAAAGACTTTTACAACTAGCAGTAGGGCAGATTATGCCTGGTGCATCTGAGAAGATCATGATTCCAAAGGAGACAGCATCTCAGAAAGCGGTGGATGAGGAGAGACAAACAATTGCAGAGTTAGTGGCAGGAGTGCCTCCGAATGTTCGTCCACAAGATGCGCATGAAGTGAAAATGCAAGTATTTCAACAATGGTTATCACAGCCTGACATTCAACAGAAGGCACAACAAGATCCGGCATTGCAGGAGCGTATACAGAACTACATGCAACAGCGTCAGATGCAGATCACACAAAAGCAAAATGCTCAGATCGGCAGACTTGGTGCGGCTCCAACGCAGTTCGGGCAAACCGCAAATCAAGCGGCATAGAAAGGAAACAATATCATGCCAATGGTAGGTAAGAAAAAATTCGGTTACGGCACAAAAGGCAAGGCGGCGGCTAAAGCTTATGCGAAGAAGACCGGAAAGAAGATGGTCAAAAAGCGTGGCAAGCGGTAGACCAACTAAAGTAAATTCGCCAAGACGAATCCGCAAAGGCGAGCCAGGGTATGGTAAGAAGAAGTTTGTAGTCTTAGCATCTGAGGGTGGTAAGAAGAAAACTATCCGTTTTGGAGATGCTAATCTTAGTATTAAGAAAAATAACCCTGCTCGTAAAAAGAGTTATTGTGCAAGGAGTGGTGGTATCAAAGGGAAGAGTACTAAATTAAGTGCTAATTATTGGTCACGAAAAATGTGGAACTGCTAGATGCCTGCGAAGAAAAAAGCTAAGTCCCGCGTGAACGAGGCGGGCAACTACACAAAGCCCACCATGCGTAAGAGGTTATTTGAGAAGATTAAGCGTGGATCGAAGGGCGGTAGAGCAGGCCAATGGTCAGCGCGCAAAGCACAAATGCTTGCAAAAGAGTACAAGGCGAAAGGCGGAGGATATCGCTGATGCCACTCAAGAAGTCACAGAAGTCCCTCAAGCGATGGACAAAACAGAAGTGGCGCACTGCATCAGGTAAGAAATCATCCGAGACAGGCGAGGTCTATGCACCCGCCAAAACAATTAAGAAGCTAAAAAGCTCAAAAGCGGGTAGAGCAAAACTTGCGGCGGCAAACAGAAAGAAAAGAGCCGCAACTAGCAAAGGTAAACAATACGCCAAGCACGGTCTGCACAAAGGTAAGAAGAGATGAGAAGATGTCTCATTTGCAGAAGGAGATGTATTGGATCGTACTGTTGGCGATGTTCTTCATCGAACGAGAGGTCATAGTAGACACTGCCTTTTTTGTTATAGGCATAATTTACGAATACTTTAAATGAGTAAAACAAATCACGAATTAGATCATGAGGATACGATTAGAGCGTTGTCCGCTCTCAAGAACGACCCTAACTTCCGACAATATATTGCAATGCGTGAAAGTATGCGTGAAGAAACTATCCGGGCGTTGCAGACTCCGGAGATCATCGCAGACACAAACAGACACTTTTATATCACGGGTAAACTTGAAGCAATAGACGAAGAGTTGGATACTTTCTACAAGCTTTAGTTTGTTATTATTCATAACTTACCCTCTGCGCTTGGGGTGGCGCAGGGGGTTTTTTATTGCGTTTGTCAAGCCAATATACTACATTTTGCTACACTAGGTTACGCCTTGAATATTATGGAAACATTAACCGAAGAGGTTATCTCGGAGTCCTCTGAAAATTCCGCGAACATAGAAACGCCCGCTGATGGGAATGTATCAATGGCAGAACTTGCTGATCAATTACTAGCAAGTAAGCAAGCCAAGGAAGCACAACCTAAAGCAAGCACTGAAGAAACGGACGAACCCGCTGAAGAAACTGCGGAGCCTACGGAAGTTTCAGAGGAAACACAGTCTGCTGAAGATGTGGAAACGGAGGATGATTCATCGCCGCCCCCACAACCTTCGGAATTTGATCTTTCAAAGTACAATATCGACCTGGATAACTTATCTGAGGAAGAAAGTCGTAACTTAGCAAAGGCCCTGAATGCATCTGCGGTCAAGCGCTTTGGTAGACTTACTGCTCAGAAAAAAGCATTACTTGCAGAAAACGCAGAACTACAGGCACAAGCAGAGCAGGCACAGCAAGTGCCAAACAGTGATATACCTGCGTTCCTCAAAGACAATGCTTTACACAATGTTACAGACATACAGTCATTAACTAAAGAAGTCGAAAATCTAAACACGCTTATTGAGTGGGCAGAGGATGGTATGGACAACGAAGTCCAATACGATGACAATGGTAATGAGTATGTGTTGCAGGATGGTGACAAGACCTACACCAAGGCAGATCTCAAGCGTATCCGAGCAAATGCAAAAAACATAATTCGCAAGGATGCCCCGGCTCGCCAAAAGTGGATACAGGAAAGAGCACAATCTAATCAACAGGCATTGCAGACATTCCAATTCTTAGGAGATGCGGAAAGTGATGACTACAAGTTATTCATGACTGTAAAGCAGTCACCGATGTATAAGCCTTTCCTGGACCATATGCCAAATTCTAACTTTGCGCTTGGTCTGATGGTAGAAGGTTTAAAGACGGTGAAAGCAAGACAGTCACAACAAGCGAAACCTACGCCTAAACCAAAAGCACCTGTGGCATCAACAGAAGCAGGCACGGCAAAGGCAAAGACACCGCAATCAAAAAAGCTGAAGGCTGTGGAAGCGGCGAAGAAGAAATACGAAGCTTCCGGGTCAATGGCAGACTATCAACAATATTTAAAACTTAGAAAATCTTAGGAGGAAAATAAAAATGGCTAAAGCCGCTTCTTATAATACCGCCGGGAACCGCGAGGACTTAACGGATGTCCTTACAATTTTGGAACCCGAATCTACGCCATTCGTAAGTATGGCAAAAAAAGCTACCGCATCAGGAACATTCTTTGAAGTACAAGTCGATGACTTGGCTGTTGCTTCATTTGATGGTGTTAATGAAGGCGAAGATGTTACTAGCTTTGACAACAAAGCCGCTAACCGCGCTCGTATCGGAAACTATGTGCAGAAGTTCCGCAGATCATACGCTGTCTCGGACATACAGGAACTTGTAGACACAGCCGGAGTTGCATCCGAGTTTGCAAATTCCGAGGCTAAAGCAGTTCGCGAAATTAAGCGCGACATGGAAGCCGCCGTTTGTTCAGCACAGGATCGTCAAGCAGATTCCGGAGCAGGCGCACCATACAAAACCCGTGGAATGTTTAAGTTCCTTGGTCTTGGTGGTCAACCATCCGACATCCCTGCCGCTTTCCAAAATGTTGCTAACGACACAACCGGAACGCAAACCGAGACAACCTTCAACAGCGTTCTTCAGGAACTCTACGAAGCCAACGGAATGCCTGGCGGACAACTCACCTTGATCGCAGGTCCAACTCTTAAGAAAGAGATTAGTGACTTTGCCCGTCAAGAAGGTTCAACTACTGCATTATCCTTCCAAGTTACTCAGCCTGCTGAGAGCAAGAAGATCACCTTGTCAGTAAATTTCTACGAAGGTGACTTCGGAAATGTGGCAATCGTGCCAAGTACTCTGCTTAACAGGACTTCAGGAAGTTCCACTATCGACAAAGATGCCGGACTTCTTATTGATCCTGAGTATGTGGCAATCCACACCTTGAAAGCTGAGTCTAATTCTGAGCTTGAGAATCAAGGCGGCGGAAGACGCGGTTTCTGCGATGTAATTGCAGGACTTTCATGTGCGAGTCCTAAAGCCCATGGCTATTTTAATTGATAATCAACGACTTAGGAGAAAATAATTATGGGAAACGAATTAAGTAACAACGAAGCAGGACGCGGGTTTACACACATCTACACCGCAACCTACGAGGACCTACAAACTATCGGCAATGGTGGTCAAGCTACCATCGCAACCATCCCTGCGGGTGGAGCCGTTGAAATGGTAGGAGTTTACGAATCCGAAGCGTTTGCAGGAACAACATCTCTTGTTATCGATGTAGGAACTACATCCGGGGATCCCGATGAGTTTATCGATGCTCTTGATGTGGACGCAATGTCCGCTCCCGTCTTCAACACAGGTGATGCCTTCACAGGTAATCAATCACAACCTGCGGGCGGAACGAACAGCGCAACATCCATACTTCTCGAAGTTACGGATGCCGCAATCGCATCAGCTACTGCCGGAAAGATCGTCATTGGTCTGCGCATCGTAGATCTCGGTCAATTCGCGTAAGCACGCATTTAGGAGGGGAGAGGTTCGCCAAGCGGGCCTCTCCCTAACCTACAACTAAACGACTATGCCTAACATACTTTTACCTCAGTGGAAGAACGGAAACGGTTCACAGTTCATGAAGAACTTGGATCGTTATTTGCGTTACGAAGTGGACCTTGAAAAACACGAAGCATCTATGCGTGAACAAATGGCACGCAAGGAAAACGAAGAGATGGGCGTGGCAAAGACTGAAGGACTAGGTCAGTTAAAAGCCACAATCCCCGCCAGGGAATTTTTCCGTTGGCATCAATCTCATCGTGGATGTTGGTCAGATAAGAGCTTCATAAAAGAGTTCCTTCGTGATAATCCATCTTTCAAGGCAAAGTCATTAGGCAAGCAATCATTTTCAGCACCAAGCTTTAAGCCCGCATGAGACAGGTAGCGATAAGCACAATGCTCACCAACCTTCAGCACTTGGTTGGAGTGGACTCGCTACTTACCACAGAGCAGAATGCGGCTATACGGAGTTTTAACCGCTTTGGCAGATTAGCATGGGAACGCACTAGATGGCCCGATACTATCCGCCTGGAGCAGAAGACACCTGATCTACAGGTACGCAATGTAACTGTGGGTAATGGCGGATCATCATACAGTAGTGCGCCAACAGTATCCTTCTCAGGCGGAGGAGGTTCATCAGCCGCCGCAACTGCAACCATCGACTCGGATGGCAAGGTAAACGGAGTTGCGGTAACTAACCAAGGGACGGGATACACATCAGCACCAACCGTGGCATTTAGTGGTGGTGGGGGAAGCGGAGCAACCGCAACCGCATCAACCATGAATGTCTTGGAGTTTGGTAACACAATAGGCGAGGTTTTGCGTGTTACCAATAATGACCCATATGATGTGGGACATGCGGATGAAGTGGCATTTCGTGTCGAATTTTCATCCACAGGATCTTCTGATTTTGGACAGGTTACGCTAGTAGACCGCTCAAGCACTAAACCTGTATTTGTGCTATACCGCACACCATTCACGGACTATTCATCAGGTAGTTCTGACTTTCCTTATATCTTTAGCGAGTATGCGGTATACGGAGCATATGGAGATTGGTTAAACTCGGATGGTCAGACTGATAAAGCACAGGTTGCATATAATCAGGCAGAGGCGCTTATAACGGTTGAGCTTGATAAGCTTGAGCGTCAGCAAGGCCAACAAAACTTTATACAATTCGTAACATACGGAACAACAATTCAAACATCTATTTAATCATGGCATCAGAATACAGAGGATTAGGACTTAACGGTGGGGAGTATATTAACGATACTGCGGCCCATACAGGCAACTTTTTCGCAATACAGGCAACGGAGGAAACTGTGCTTGCGGCACAAAGTTCAAACATAACCAACTTGGATGACATATGCACAGGGCAAGACGCAACTGCTTTAGCCGCAGGGACAGTCATCTACGGAAACTTTACAAGTGTCACTTTAACAAGTGGTGCTGTAATTGCATATAATATTTAATGTCATCTTCGTCCATATCGCTAGGATTAGGTCTCGGCGGAGGTAAGTCTGCAACATCGAGCGGTCGTCCTGCTGGAGGCAGTAGTTTTGCTTACAACCTAGATTCTAATTTTGGTATTGATACAGTACCTTCACTCCACCTAGACGCTTCTATATTAGATGGTAGTGATTCTGCTAATAACCCATCGGATGGTACAGCAGTATCAACTTGGGGTGACAGAAGTGGAAATGGTAATGACTTTACTGAGGCTACTAATCAACCTTTATTCCGCTCATCTTTATTGCGAGGTAAACCCGGAGTAGAGTTTGACGGTGTTGATGATGTATTATCAGATACTGACTTTTTCTCTAATGCAGACTTCTCAGGAGAGGAAGCGACTGTTGTTTTTGTTATGATTCCCGGTAGTAGCTCAGGAACATTTGGACTAGGTACTCAAGATATACAATATCATACAGTAAGGACAGGTGCAGCTATTTCAACACAAGATAATTTTGTCGGTAATGGGGATTATTCAGGTCAATTCCTAAACGCTAGAACTTCAAATACAGGTAATACAAATTATACAATACCATCAACATCAAGACCCCAAATTTTAGCTTATCAAGTAGATACATCTTATAGGAGACTTGCAAACGGAAGAGAGTTTTTTAATAAAACTCTATCTACTTTAGGAAAGTCTTTCGCAACTAATTCGGGAGGTTGTCTTCTTGGGGGTGTGAGTGAGGGTAGACCTTTACAAGGATTTATTTGTGAAGTTCTAATATTTAATTCTGTAATATCAGCTTCTGATTTAGATACTGTACATAACTACTTGGGTAACAAGTATGGTATATCAGTTTACACTCAAAGAAGTTCTTCCACTTACGCACTCGATGGTAGTAATAACACTAGCTTCCATCCTATCTTTCACTTTGATGCAAACGAAAGTGGTACAGTTCTTGACGCTTCTTACAACAATGTAACTGATGGAAATGATGTAGTATTTTGGAAAGATAAAGTTAATGGTTTTTACGCAGCACAACCAACCGCAACTCGACAACCAAATTTTGTTTCTAGTCGTACAATTGGAGGAACAAGCACCACATCTTCAGCAATCTACTTTGATGGCACAGGCGAGAGTTTAGAACTATGGAACGAGTGGCTTCTAGGAGATTTTACTCATGGTGATAAAACGGCGGTAATAATTTTTGAACCAAACTCTGATAGTAGTTATGAGTTGTATAGTCGTTATCTTGCTGGGCCTTTGTATTCAAATGGAGTTTGTCTTGCGAGTACATTTCGAGCAGCTCGTCTAGGTGGTGTTGCACTAGCAAATCTTTCTACGACTAATGGTCAGATGGTAGAGATATACCAAGATGTTACTGCCAACACTTACGATATAGAGTCGGAGGGTTCTGCTTGTATCACTCAAACAACAAGCAATTACCCAAGTAGCACTCTCCCTAATTATACTGCACAACTCGGTGGAAGTGGTCTTAGTCCAAATGAAAGGACAGGCGATAGATTAAATGGGTGGATTTATGAGGTAATTATTTTTGATGATATCGTAAGTTCAGCAGATAAAACTGCACTAGTGGCATACGCACAAGCTAAGTACGGAATATAATATGAAGTATTTAATAACGGACGATTTTGAAACAAACATAGCGACTATCAATGCCGCTTTGTCAATACCATCCATTGAAGCATCCAACTATTGCACACCTGAGCGTGTGACTAATACAGAACATGTTGATTACAATAAATTTATTATTCCTGTTAAGACAGAGGGTAGGTGGAAGTGTGATCAATTATTTAACGCAGAAGACCTAGTGGATTTTGATAGCACTTGGTACGCAGAGGACGAGTAATTATGATCTACCTTGTGCCATTGTTTTTTTTTCGCCGGATGGTCCTGAGTGGACACCTATTGAGTAATGGCAACTGAGGTTGGTGAAAATGTACAAGTCAAAGCCAATCTTGCATTTATGGCGAAGGTCATCGCCATCGTTGGAACTGCCGTATGGGGTTACTCCGTTATATGGAACAAGATTAATGAACTCGATAATAGCCTGGGGAGAGTGCAACACGAAGGTACTCTGCTTGGGGATTTATCTGCTCGCATGATGCACTTAGAGAAATTTGCAGAGCAAGCAAAAGCGGATCTCGATCATTTGGTGGAGATGCAAGACGCTCCGATTACTTCCGACTATCAGCAGTTTGAGAGGCTTAAGTATATAGAAAAGGAGTTGGATCGTTTGCGAAACAGGGTGGAGGAGTGAGATGGAAGTTTCCCACTATATGTTTGCAGGAGTTGGCGTTGCCATCTCAATCCTTGCATTCTTCATTAAGCGCAACAAGTGGGAGATTGATGACATGAAGGAGCGTCTTCGACAAATCGAGATTAGCGATGCCGGACAATCCAAGGATGTCGAGCATCTAACCAAGCTCGCAGAAGATAGGCGCATTGATATTAAAAACCTTTTTAAGAAGTTGGATGCAAAATAATGTTCGAGCTACTTACACTATTTTTGACGGGTGGTGGTTCAGCCGCAATGGGAAGCATACTCAAGGGTGTGTTTGGAATGCTAACAGATTCGAGGCAACAGAAGTATGAAATCGAAATGGCAAGAGAAGCGCGAAACAATGAGTTCGCAATTAAGTTCCAAGAAAGCCTCAATAGCGGTGACGGTGGTGCTTTCACTCGCGCTACTCGCAGGATGCTCGCGCTCATTGGAATGGGCACGATCTCATTCGTCACATGCATCACAGCAATTTTCCCATCAGTCCCACTACTTAGTACAACAAACATTACAGGGGAAGGAAAAACAGAGATACTTTTCGGACTCCTCAGTTTTCCATCAGAGCAAGCCAATTTGGTGGTCACCACCGGCCACCTCTGCCTCTTCCAAACCTCAGTCGTGTTGCCGATGATAGTCGGATTTTATTTCACACCCGGAGGAAGAAGATGATGATTGATCGAGTTTCAGTAGCAGGCATAAGCGGTACTGCCGCAACCTTCGGGCTTTCGACAATAGATACATTCTTAGGCATTGCGGTAGGTGCAGTCACGCTAGTGTACATGTGCATCAAACTCTATCAGGAGTTAAAGAAGTAATGGCGAGATACAAACAGATGGGTAGAATGGACGATCCTATTCTTACCGATGGTGATCGTGGATTCCGTGGTATTGATAGTTACCTGGAGCCGACTAGCATTGAGGGAGGACTTGTCGAGGCATCAGAAAATATGCGACTAGATGGTGACCTTGCATCTGTACGGAAAGGTATAGAGTTCAAGGCGGGTGCGGTAACTCTGACCTACGCAGGCGATGAACAAGTGTTTGCCTCAACTCTATTCAGCGACCCTGCGACAGGAAATGAGTTTATTGCAGTGGCGACTAAGAGCAAAGTAATCCTTTGGAACGATAGTAACAATAGCGGTATAGATATTGCGTACCCTGGTGGTCAGACAGTAGCAAGCGGTGATAATGCAAGCTTTGTGCAAGCTATGGAAAAACTCATCCTCTTTCGTGGAGAGAGTAAAGATCCACTTGAGTGGGATGGTGATTATACGACTCCAACAGCTTTTACCCTAAAGAATAATGCATCACCCACAGCAGGTAGAGTTGAATGTCCAAGCACTAATTTTGGCACATTCTTTTCCAACAGGCTAATCGTGCCACAGCCTAGCGACTCAGATTACACAGTAATCATGTCTGATCTGTTAGACACAGATAACTTTTTTGCCACTGACTCGCAGTTTAGAATCAATCGTGGAACGGCAGACTTCTTGGTAGGATTTACTCCATACCTCGAAAATCAGCTACTCGTATTTTTTAGGAACAGTATCCATCTGATTAATAATGTGGCTACTACATCAGCCGCCGCAGTATTTGAGATTACTCGCCAAAGAGGATGTGTTGCTCGCAAGAGTATAGCCGCAAGTGGACCACAAATATACTTCCTCTCTGATGATGGCGTGTTTACCCTGCAACAAGGCTTAGACCCCGCAAAAGGATTAGGAGTCGCAATCTCGAAGGTAAGTGGAGAAGCGATTCCACTATCCCGCCCAATACAGGATCAGTTCAAGGAAGTTAATTACGCCGCCGCAGACAAATCATGTGGTATTGTTTTTGATAATAAATATTTCTTAGCCTGTCCCACAGGTTCTTCCACAGATAATAACAAGGTATTCGTTTACGATATATTAAACACAGCATGGACTTCAGTAGATTCATTCCCCACAGGATTTGTAATTGATGACTTCGTCACAGTATTACATGGCAGTGACCCTCAGAAGCGAAGACTCTTTGCAGTCAACGATAAGGGATGGCATCTCGTAGACGAAGCCGCTACCGATGTGACGGGAACAATCGGGAGCGCAAGCACAACCTCAACCGCAATAAGTGCCAAACTGAAGACCCGCTCCTTCACATTCGGCAACATAGATGTCAAGAGTTGGAGAAGAGGGCAGTTGGGGTGCAATGTGGACAACGGGGATCAATTCACGATCAAGGTGAATACGACAGACCCGGATCGGACAAACACAGTCCACACGGAGAACTATTCGGGATCAGCGGAGGAGAAACTGATACGCTTTGGCAGTGGACGCGCGAGAGGTTACGCCGCAAGCGTAGAAATTGATGTGCAAGCGGGGCGGCCTAGCTTCCGTCATGTATCGCTTGAAGCGATAGCGGGCGGAGCGAATGCGAGGAGGGAGATCGCATAATGGCAATAACGGCAACAGTTACCCGTGGTTTTACCTTTGCCACAGGCGTGGAAGTGGATTCAGCGTCTCTTAATCAATTGGGTGAGCCAACTGTCACGATTAACGAGGGAGATGTTGCGATAACAGGTGGTAGTATAAGTGGACTTACTTCTCCCATTGCAATTGCAGATGGAGGTACAGGCTCGACTACCGCAAGTGCCGCTCGTAGTGCGTTGGGCTTAGGTACTGCGGCAACTCAAGCAACTACTGCATTTTTGCAACCTAGTAATAATTTAAGTGATGTAACTACTGCATCTACCGCACGGACGAATTTGGGCTTAGGCACAATTGCAACTCAAGCAAGTAATTCAATTAGCGTAACAGGCGGAACTATGAGCGGTGTGTTGACCACACTGCCAAGCTACGCAGTCTCAAGTTTACCAAGTGCAGGAACCGCCGGAAGAATAGTATTCTGCACTGATGGAGATAGCGGAAGTAAATGCCTAGCAGTGGACGATGGTACTGCATGGAAAAGAGTAGCGTTAGGAGCAACAGTATCAGCAACATGAACATACTACTCAAAGCTAAAAATCTGTACGATCAATGTGAGATTGATATGCATCAGGATATAGCCGCCTACTGTGGCAATGGCTATGTATTTATCACGCCTGAGAGTTTTCTTCTAGGCAAAGCGGTTGATTCGAAAAGCGAGGTAAAACCGCAAGATCAGTGGAATGTAAAAAATCCTGATGCATGGTATGTGCATATGGCGATTGGCGGAGTAAAAGAATTTATAAGAAAAATCCCGTACAGACTTCCCAAAGTAGGATGGAGTCGGGCAACAAAAAACCAACCGATTCGGTGGTATGATTTTAATAAAATTCAGAGGAGAATTAACTAATGAGTAGTCCTGACATTAATTACCCGGCCCAACCAACTTATGGCGAAAGTTTATCCGAGGCTCTTAAAGCACAAGCAGAATTTCTGCAAGGCACAGGAGACTTTGAAGAAACAGGCTCACTCGAAAGTTTGTTACCACTCGAAGAGAGTGTCAGGAAGAAGACTGCACAAACTGATACGGATGTTTTGCGTCAGACGCTATTAGGTACGGAGAGCAAGGTTCAGGCAATTGAAGATCCTGACACGGGAGAGATTAAGTATGGCATTCCTGGTGCAGAAACTCTTAAAAACGAAGATGGAGAAGCTCAGACTGCGGGTGGTGGTAGGTATCAAATTTTAATGACCAACCCAGGTCGTGCATATGTACCTCAAGGTGAACTTCGCTCAGCCGGGATGGGTCGTACACCTGCTGTGGATGGAGTATCTCCGACTTATACTATTTTGGATACACAAACGGGAGGTACTACGGGAGAATTTAATACAGCAATCACATCTTCAGATGGAAGCGATGATGCTTTAGCCGATGCTATAGACTCTGCCACTACAGAACTTAATAAACTGCAGAGTACAATTGATACAAGTGGTGCTGATGCTGTTGAACAAGAATTTACTTTTACCAATCCAAATACAGGGGAAGCTTTAAAAGAAGGTGAAGTGGTACGCACAGGCGATGGGTTAGTTGATCTGCTTGGTAGTACACAAAGAACAGCAGATGGCAGAATACCGGGCTTTGATGCAGATGGATCTTTTAGGGGTTTATCCGCCCTTGCAGAAGATTTACAGCGAGGCAATCTATCACGGCAAAGGGAAGCTGATCTAGCAGATGTTGAGCGATTGTCTCAGCGCTATCAGGATGTAATGGCTGACTATGCTCCTGGTACGCAGGAGGCTTTGACAGGGGCTAGAAATATTCTTGATGCTCAACAAGATACCCTCACAGGAGCAGGAGCAATTTCAGAGCCAACAGGCACAACCTTTGCTGATGGTTTAACAGGTCAGACGATGGATGCGGCTACAGTTGCAAACACTCCTGGCCTTACCGCACAAACAAGCTTCGATGCGGCAACTTTAGGAGATAGGACTCCACTCACCGCAGACACCACATATGATGCTCTTAACCAAATCACAGGTCCAACGCTTGGGGCAGGTACGACCTATACAGCAAGTGGAGTGAGAGCACCAGGTGCTTTAACCGCAGACACTTCATTTGACCCATCTGCGAGTGTTACGGGTGGGACTTTCGATAGAGGCACAAGCTATGCCGCATCACAAGCGGCTGACCCATTAGCCTTATCAGCGGCAACTTCATTCGACCCATCAGCAAGCGTCCAAGGCGGAACTTTCGACAGGGGTACAACCTATCAGGCTTCGCAGGTAGCTGATCCACTAGCACTATCAGCCGCAACCTCATTTGATCCTTCTGCAAATGTGGCAGGACAAACTTATGGTGCGGCTAGAGCCGCTGACCCAATGGCTTTAACTGCGGCAACATCATTTGATCCATCTGCGAGCATGACAGGCACAAGCTTTGATGCGGCTCTAGCAGGTGACCCGATGGCACTTACAGCGGCTACGAGTTACGATCCGTCTGCAAGTGTCACAGGTAGAGGTTACACTGCCACCGCAGGTTTGGACGCAGGGCAGATAGGTGCAGACCCGCTTCGTCAGGCTCTAATGGGTCAGGCGATGACAGCAGTAGATCAAGGATTAACTGCTCGTGAAATTGCACAAATTGAAAATGCGGCAAGAGCGAGATCCACGCTTTCAGGTAGAACTTTTGATCAGCAATCTGCGATTAATGAAGCCCAAGCGGTAATCGCTGAAGATAATGCTAGGCGTATGCAGAATCGTGGATTTGCACAAGGTGTGCTTGGTCAGGAGGCTGACCTGCAACAAAGTGATCTTGCCCGTGGGCTACAGGCACAAATGCAAAACCAAGCGGCTCTTAATCAAGCGGCTCAGTTTGGAGCATCACAAGATATGCAAGCACAGCTTGCGAATCAGGCGGCCACGAACCAAGCTCGTCAAGCAGGTGTCACAGCAGGGTTGTCGCAAGAAGCGTTGGCGGCTCAACAGAGACAGGCACAGGAGTTTGCGAATCAAGCATCTCGAAACAGAGCAGGTGAGTTTGCGGCTACAACCGCAATGGAAGCTCAACGAGCAAACCAAGCGGCAACCAATCAGGCACTTCAAGCAGGACTGCAAGCAGGTCTACAGCAAGAATCGCTTGCGGCACAACAAGCACAGGCTGTGGCATTGGCTGACCAAGCCGCACAGAATCGTGCTAGTGAATTTGGTGCATCTTCTGCGATGGAAGCGGCAAGAGCAAATCAAGCCGCCATCAATCAGGCTCGAAGCCAAGGTCTAGAAGCAGGTCTTGCCCAGGAAGCATTGGCCGCATCGCAAGCACAGACTAAGGCAATGGCAGATGCTCAAGCCGCTAACCGAGCCGCTGAGTTTGGCGTTAGTGCCGGATTGGAGCAACAGACACAAGCTAATCAAGCGGCCCTCCAAGCACAGCTTGCAAACCAACAAGCACAGAATCAAGCGGCACAGTTCGGGGTACAGGCAGGCTTACAACAAGAACAGCTAGGAGCACAGCTTGCCCAAGCAAAATCACTAGCTGATGCAGAGGCTACCAATCGTGCAAAACAGTTTGGAATTACTTCGGGACTGCAACAGGAGGCTCAGGCGAATCAAGCGGCATTGCAGGCACAACTTGCTAATCAAGCCGCTGAGAATCAGGCCGCTCAGTTTGGGGTTACGGCAGGTTTACAACAGGAGCAATTAGGAGCACAGTTGGCACAGAATAAAGCTCTAGCTGACGCACAAGCAGTAAACCGAGCAAGGGAATTTGGCGTACAGGCAGGTATCGGGCAGGAGCAGACACAGGCACAACTTGCACAGCAAGCGGCCCTCGCAAATCTTGGAGCAGAGCAACAGCGTCAAGAATCAGGCTTGCAGGCAGGACTCGCCCAGGAACAACTAGGTGCTCAGTTGGATCAGCAACGAGCATTGGCAGATGCACAGAATTTACAGCAGGCTAGGGCGATGGGTCTTACTGCCGGCTTGGAGCAGGATGCATTGCGAGCACAATTAGGACAGGCTCAGAATTTAGCACAGGCTGAATTGGATCAGCAGGCTTCTGCTTTTGGTGCACAATCTGCACAGCAAGCCGCCTTGGCAAATCAGGCACAGCAACAACAGGCTAATCAGTTTCAGGTTGGGGCACAGATGGATGCGGAAAGGCTAAATGAGCAACTCAAGCAGTCAGGCACACTCGGCTACATCGATGCCGCCACACGCCTTGCTGCACTTGAAGACCAGGCAACCCTTGATCCGTTCCAAGCACTACTTGGGCGTGGAGGTGGACAGAGTTTGCAGGCAGGACAAGGTGTGCTTGGACAGGCAAATTACGGATTACAAAGCGGACCGCAATACCTCAACCCGGAGGCAGGATTAGGATTCATTTCGCAGATGGCGGCTAACGATGCCAACATAGCCGCCGCTCAAGCCGCCGCATCAGGTTCTGCAATGGGTGGATTATTTGGCGGGCTAGGTTCACTAGGTGGAGGACTATTTGGCGGGTTAGCGTCAGCAGGCAAAATATTTTAAATAGGAGACAAATAATCATGGCAAGACGACCATTCTTTTCAGGTAACTACGGATCGGCACTCGGATCAACCGCTAATGCCGCCAACCTCATCGCGAGGGCAGGCGAAGCCCAGGGTCGCATGTTTGCGAATATGGGCCAACAGATAGGCGGCATGATACAGCAGTACGGGCTTAATAAGGAGAAGCGGGATAAGCTTCAGGCAACGCTAGAAGGGCAGTTATCCGCTGATCCAAGTATCGTACAGCAACTCACAATGACCGGAGATGAGGCAAGCGATAAGAAGAATATGAAACTCTTTGATAAGGTGCAAAGCGGTGACGCAAGTATCGCTGACTTAGAGCGTGCAAACGGATTGCTTGCGGGCAAAACAACGCAGGAAAATGCGATGCTCAAGAGACAGAACGCACAGACGCAACAAAAGATGAATGAGTTGAATCTTACCCTACAACAAGCGTTAAAAGATCCCACTATAAGCAAAGCTTTATCAGACGCAAAAGTATCTGCAGCTAATGCAAATTATGCAAATAGTATCGCAAGTGCTGATTATGCAAATAAAATTCAAGATGCTGAGTTAAAAAACGCTCAAACAGAATATTATCGTGCTAAATCAAAGGCTGAACAGAATAGTGAAACTTATAAACCAGGGCAGAGAGTAGACATTGAGGGGGCATCAGGTAATAAGGTAAGCTTTGTTTGGACAGGTAGCAGTTTGCAACCGCTGAATGATAGAATCAGTCAGAAAGCTATTGATGAAGCAATAGTTCGTGGATTAGATCAGGCGGCTTTACAGGTTTATCTAGAGGATAATTATAAATATGATGAAAAAACACAGTCTTACACTTTTAAGGGGGAAGAAACTTTTGGTTTTGGTGGTGGAAAGAAAAATCCAATGATGGAGCAAGCAATAACAATTCTAGGTATGCGTTCAAAAGTTAAGGACGAAGACTCAGTAGTAACTGAGGAACCAACTTCTATAAACGAGCCTTCGATTGATGAGCATAAGTCTGCTAATGAAGAGGCAAAATCTAGCGGAAAAATGTTTTATATTCTAAACGGTAAAAAATTTACGGTTCAGTAATGGATGAGTTCACTCCTATTCCATTTGAGGAGAAAGAGTTCACACCTCTACCTTTCGATCAAAAAAATTTCACACCTATTCCATTTGAAGAGAAAGAGTTCACACCTATTCCATTTGAGGAGGAGCAGAAATTTACTCCCATTCCTTTAGAAGATCCTTCCCCGGACCTCAAAGAAAAGATAGACGAAGCACCGTGGTACGAGTCTATGCTATATGAGTTTAATAAGTTTAAATTCAATGCATTATTTGGCGGTGCGGAAGGAGTTGGAGAGCTTGCGTCATCAGTAGGTGAGTTATTTGGAGCAGATATTGATAACCCTTTAGCCTCAGATAAACCTAATCTCTTCCGTGATGCGATGGGTGCAATGCACGGAGTATCGCAAAAGGAGTTCCAGGAGTCTACAGTCAGAGATGTGGCTAGGGTAGGGGCACAGTTGGCTCCCGTAGGTGCTGCATTAAATGTTATATCAAAAACACCAAAGGTTACACAGGCACTTAGTAGTATACCCAAGGCAGTAAAGCTACCCGTGGGTGCGGCACTTACAGAATTTATCGCATTATCCGCAGACGAGAAAGGTTTGTCTGACGCAATTGGTATGGGACCGCTCCAAAAGGAAGAGGGCGAAAGCGTATTTATGGGTAAGCTCAAGAATGCAGGCGAAGGACTCGCGATGTTTGGCGGATTTAAAGCCGCAGGAAAGGTTGCAGATAAAACGCTAGTACCCGCAGTAAATAAAACCTTTAGCGTGATTGAGAAAGGTTTGGAGAAGATTGACCCGATTATCCGTCCTATCAAATCGAAGATAAAAGAATTAGATCCATTTGTTGCTAGTCGCATGGATAAGTTTGAGTTGGATAACCTCATGCTCAAGCAGAAATTTGTGGATCAAATGCAACCATTTGCGGATCAATTTAAAAAGCTTTCCAAGGATGAGCAGAAACTATTTCAGCGCCTAACAAGCAATCCTGACTCTATGGAAAAGGCTTTTGATATGCTCAATAAGGTTCAGAAGCGTAAGGGTATGGATGGAATGAAGGCGAACTTCCTCGCTGTCAGGCAGGGCTTAGACGATCTTCATGCATTAGCGAACAAGAACGGCATAGAGATTGAGTATCGCAAGGACTACATACCCCGCGTCATGAAAGATCATGATGGTTTTATGAAGTCACTTGGTCAAGAACCGAGATCACAACTTGAGCAAATGTTTCGAGCCGCTGAAAAGAAGAAGTTGGATGAACTTCCTGAAGGCATGAAGAGGTCTTTAAGTGACGCAGACATGCAGGATACATTGTCCTCTGCTGATAGAATAAAAATAATACAAGACTACTTTGGAGGAAACAATCTGCGTGGTAGCGGTAAAATGGGGCTACAGAAAGAGCGAGTGCTTGCGTCTATCACTGATGATACACAAAAGTATTACGATGACTTTCTTGGCGGGCTACAGAAGTATGTCGATAATGTTACCTACAATGTAAATAAGAATAGATTCCTTGGTAAATCTCAGGACCCTAGCGCAAGAAGTATTTTTACGGACATTGAAAGAATTGAAGATGGAAAAGTGCAGGATGAGATTACCAAACTTATAAGCACAAGATTCAAGGGCGGTGAAGCAAGGATAGGAAAGAAGACAAACATTGCTCGTAATGTTATTTATGCCACAACAATAGCAAATCCATATTCGACTATCACACAGTTAGGCGACCTGGCGTTAAACTCGTATCGTAATGGTTTAATAAATACGATCTCTCCGTTTGGTCCTAAAATTAAATTAAAAGAATTTGGTTTGAACGATGTTGCAAGCGAGTTTGCGGAAGCCGGGACAATGAAGGGTGCGATGGATGAACTATTTAAAAGAACAGGATTTAAAAAATTAGATATAGCCCTTAAAGAAAACAATTTGCGTGGTGCATTTCGTCAGGCACAGGGGCAATTGCGAAACAAAAACTCCAAGGCATACAAGAAGTTTGTCGAAGAAAATAAACCATTCTTCGAGAGCGAAACGGATGATTTAGTTGATGCGATTCGTAGAGGTGACTCGCAGAATGAGAATGTAAAACACTACCTATTTAGTAGACTTACAAAAACCCAACCAATTACTTTATCTGAGATGCCCTCCGCTTATTTGAATCGTAGAACAGGCAGATTGTTTTGGGCTTTAAAAACATTTTTCGTTAAGCAACTTGATGTCATGCGTGAGGATATTGTGCAGAAACTTGCCAAGCGTGAGACATCAAAAGAGGGAATGCAGAATGCCGCCAGGTTCGCAATGCTTTTTGGTGGAGGTACAGCCGCAGTAAACGCCACGAAAGATTTAATCCTAGGCAGACCTGTAGAAATATCTGATGAATTGATGGATGTGGCTATGCAGATGATTGGTATCTCAAGGTATGCAATTTACAAAGCCAAGAGTGATGGTGCGCCAGGTTTCTTAGCCGCAGTAATAGCTCCGCCTATGCCCCTTGTAAATGAAGCATTTAAGGTTCTTGCTGCCGATGATAAAGAAGAAGCGTTAAAGAAGCAGAGTAAAGAGCTTATTCGGTATTTACCTGTGGCAGGTAAGGATATTTATTGGCGGTTTGGAGCGGGAGAGGAGAAGATTAAGCAGGATCGCCTTGACAGATTGCGCGGTAAGGACTAACCTAGCGGCATATATATATCTTTTAGGGGCATTGTTTTAGCGAGCAATGCCTCTTTTTTTTGCACAAATATGTTTTTTTTAACTTTAGGGGTTGACTCATACTGCTTTAATTGCTTTTGATGCATCTACGCTTACCGAGAGATTAGAGCAATTGACTAAAAGTTTTCTGAAAATTGATTGAAAGTTTTTAGAGCGGTTGCCTCTTAATCAATTGGTTCGGGGTTCGAGTCCCCGGCCCGGTACCAAGTAGCGTTGGTACTGAGAAGCGTGATAATTCACGATAAAACAATAACAAAAAACGCTTCTCAAAATGTATACTTTACAAACGCCGAATAGCACGATAGGGGAATTACCATACCCTATGAAAAACACAGGATTCACTCGCGTTGAGTCTGTGAATTTCTTGCCCATCACAGAGTTATTCAACATATATCAAACGCAAAAGCTTGTCGCAAAGCGTCAGGCTAATCCTAAGACGAAGCGCAATAATGTGCTTCGGATGGAGCAGATACTGACGCATTACGGTATCGATGTTAAGAAGCACGACATCCGTCAGTTTGCTCGAAAAACTGAAGACGGACTTCCGATTTGCGAGGATTGGGTCACCAAGCGTGGATGCAATGAGATGCGTCAGGCACGCTCGATCTTCGCGAAAGGATGGATTGCAAGGTATCGTCAATTGGGAATCGACTGCTCTTGGTTCGCCAATTGGATAGCACTTTCATTAACAGGCGTGCAGATTACGCCATTTAACGCTGATCGCAATGAGTTGCGTAGAATTAAGCAATACTGCAATGAGCTAAAGACTTACGATCAGGAGATGTATCTAGTGTACGCATTAGCGTACGGTCTTGGTCTACGCAGTAGCGAAATCCAACGCGCTAAGTTTGGCGACTTGCATGAGGATTTTGACGGAAACAAACTTATCCGCATCCACGCCCCAAAAAGTGGTGGCGACTTTCAGGATCGACCATGCGATCCGGCGTGGTGGGACGAGGTCCTTTCCTTTAAAACATCGGACGATGCTTTAATAGTTCCGTGTCAGGAGGATCGCATTACCCGCGAGTTCCCTGGATTCCTGCGCAGAAGGTGCGGGATTACGGATGATCGTCCTGTTCACCGCTTGCGTAAATATTGCGGTCATCGCGTGATGCGAGACAATGGCAATAACGCATTTATAGCTCAACGCGCGCTCGGACATTCGAGCGTGGAGATGACTGCAAAGGTATATGTTGGTATGCCGCAGTTAGCGCGGAGCTTCTAACCCCTTATTTTTCTTGCCCGAAAAACCAAATATTAATCAAGTAAAATTAACTACAGATGAGTACAAAAATTACATCAACTATGGACGGACTCAGGCTAGAAACGAGTGGAGATGGGAATGTTACGGTGACTGCAGAAGCACCCGTTAAGGTATCAATAGACACCTTGATCGCAGAGCTTACTTCTTTTTCTTTAGCTGAAAGCGGAGAGGCAGAGGGAAAGTTACATCCTCTTTTGCAATCTCGTCAAGGGCTTCGCACCCCGCTTGCAGGATAGTGTCGAACACTTGTGCCTGCAATAGGCCCGTGTCGTCACTAATTTTCTTAACTTTTTCGCGAACCTTCGGGGCTACGCGGAGTGATATTGGCTTTGATAGATTTTGTCGTCCCATAATGGACTACACAAATACACAAAAAACACTTGTGTCAAACAGTAATAATAAAAATACGAAATAAATACAAAAAATACTATGGCATTCCTAGACGGATATACAGATGTTCCGCAAAACTCAGGCAGTTCAGGCGGTAAGTACATGAAATTAACGCAAGGTGCGAATCAGTTTCGCATAGTAGGTTCCTTTGAGGACGGCACTAACATTCAGGGTATGCTCGGATGGGGCGAGGATGAAGAAGGTAAGCGCAAGCCTTTCCGTTGGAAGGTAGGAGAGGAAGCTCCACGCAAGTTTGCGGAGAATCCGAAGCAGTTCTTTGCATTGCTCGTATGGAACTACGATGAGGAGTGTCTCCAGGTATTAGAGCTTACTCAGGCGAAGTTACGCACGGAGATTGTGACGCTTGCGAAGGATGAGGATTGGGGCGACCCAAGGAAGTATGACCTGAAGATTGTCCGCAATGGCGAAGGTCTTGAGACTTCTTATGCAATGACTCCATCCCCGCACAAGAAGCGTAGTGATGAGATTAATGATGCGGTGAAAAACACAAAGGTGGACATGAGTGCTTTGTTCCGTGGCGAAGATCCTTTTGCTGCTGATGCAGAGGAGGAACCCGCAAAAGAGGAGGACCCATTCTGATGAGATATAAAAGCAAAGCATATTGCGAGGGTGACAAGATGAATCCTCCTATTCCTGGGCAGACGCTATCTATATGTATGCCATTGTCGCTGAAGCGTAAGATTGTAAGACATGCGCATAGTAAGAAGAAGAGCACAGCGGCTTGGGTGCGTGAAATCCTAAAGCGGGAGATGGCATCATGCTAAAGGAAGGTATCGAAAATCACGCATACCACGGGTCGGGCGAGTTATCTCGCTCGACTGCGTGGAGTCTATTAACGACATGCCCTGCAAAGGTAAGGCATGATTTAAATTACCCAAAGGAGAGCAGTCCTGCGTTGGTTATAGGAAGTGCATTTCATACTGCCACGCTAGAACCGGGCAAGTTGGATGACGAGTTTGCGGTAAAGCCTCAAGAGATAGAGGGGCAGGGTCCACGCACCAAGTATTACAAGGAGTCGTTTGAGATGATGCAGAAGAATGAGCCGAATAAATCTTGGCTTGCTCCTAGCGACTATGACCTGGTTATGGACATGGCGGGAGCCGCATTGGATCATCCGCTTTTAAAGACACACTTGGCGGAGCGTGACACAATTGTTGAAGGCACGGGCTTCTTTGAGATGGAAGGAGCGAAATGTAAGGTAAGACCTGACATTTATAATCCCGGCGCGGGTGTGGTGATTGATTTAAAAAGCACGCAAGATGCGAGCGAGAAAGGATTCGCTAAGAGTGTGCGTCAGTTTGGATATACATTCCAAGCATGTTGGTACATGCACGCATTGCGTTTGCTCGGAGCAAAGCCAAAGCAATTCATCTTCCTGGCGGTAGAGAAAACGAAACCTCACCTGACTGCGGCCTATACTTTATCCGCGAGTGATGTGGACAAGCAGATGGCAAACATGGAGAGAGCGTGCAAGCTATGGGCAACATGCGAGAGTAGTGGAGTGTGGCCAAGCTACAGCGATGATGTTACCACGCTTGATCTTGGGTCCATGCATGGAAACAATCGTCTCAATGTCATGCAGATGGCTGACAAGTTTGGCGTGAGCCGGACATATGTCTACCGGATTATCCGCGAGCATAACCTGGAGACAAAGAATATCGGTAACAGGCGGACGATTGATATTACCGATTTCGCAAATGCGGTAAGGCGAGATGAGGAGGGAAAGGCGGCATGAATTACTTAGGCAACACTAGGAAAGCATTGGATTTGGCGAGTGAGAAACTCTCAAAAGCGGATACCTTTGGAGCCATTACCGTTATGCACGCCGCTCTCGAACAGATTGTGGCGCACTTGCAGGGTGTGGACTTGAATAATCATCCTGACTCGGATGTTACCATTCACTTCGAGGAGGATCTTGGTGAGGGGGATGAGAAATGAAGCTCACGATTGGCATAGACCCCGGTAAGTCCGGTGGGTACGCAATTGCATGGGGTGGACAGCATAAGATTGCACTGCATACTCTTGATGAAGACTTCGAGTTTGTGGAGCATTTGCAGGACCTTAAAGACCACCCGGATGTGACGAGCATCGAGGCTGTGGTTGAGCATGTTCCACCCTTTGCGGGCAGAAATATCCCATCGAGCACTAGCTTTAAGCTTGGTAAATCATGCGGATTCTTGGAAGGCGTACTCAGGGCATTGGAGATTCCGTTTGTCCTGGTGCGTCCACAGGAGTGGCAGAAAGGGCTAAGTGGACTAAGTGGACTAACCTCAAATAAGCGCAAGAAAGCGCTCATGAATCACGCCAAGCAGTTCTTTCCGTCAACGAAGGGACTCACATTAAAAACAGCAGATGCGATCCTAATTCTCCGTCATCATTTGATCAATAATTGAGAAATGGAATACATAAAAAGCATACTGAAAATACTCCTTCAGGGCATACTATTTGCCGTCTGCGGAGTAATTTTCTTTACGATAATAATAGGATTAATTTGCACAATATTAGGATTATAATGGCGGATAAAAAACAGAAAAACACAGAGGTGTGTTTCGATAAAAAGAAAACATCTGTAACACTAAAAGGCAATCTATTGTATAGATTTAATCAATGGTTGGATGATAATGACTTCGTGTCGGACGAGGGTACATTTAAATATCATGAGGGACTAAAACACTTCATAATTTGCGGACTCTCAAGTTACTCCAAGTGTCTTCATGGAGACACTTCCTCGCGCGTACACGACAATTCTACGAATTGTTCTTATATTAAATATAGCGAAAATAGCTCCACCAAGACACTTGAACCTTCTGAGCCTAAGAGGAAAAAGGAAACTCTAATTCCCGATGACTTCGATCCTCCTAGAGAGATTGCGGAGAATCATGGAATTGATCATGAGAAGGCGATTGCAATGTTCAGAGATTGGGCAAAGAGCAAAGGGAAAACGTATGTGGATTGGAACGCAGGTTTTCGGAATGCATGTCGAATGTGGATTAAAAAGAATATTCCACAGTCTTCCGAGCCAAAGCTCAAATTCGACTGATGGATTACTTCACATCCGAGCAGGCAGTTCTTTCCGCATGTCTGCGTGACGAAAGTAATCTCTCCTCTGCCATCGCCCTTGAGCGTTTAACAGAGGATGACTTCTCCTCTCCCGCCCATAGCGCTATATTCCGCCTGATCGGGAACCGATCCGAGTTAAACGAGGTGGATGTGGCAATCGAGCTACCTGAGTATGCCTCGGATGCTATCGAGCTTGCGGAGAAGTATGGCGGTGGACAGGTGGACAGGTATGTGGACCAATTGGTGGATTCCCGGAACAGGAGACTCGCGGAACGCGCCCTCCTGCAATCGATGGATCTTCTCAAGGAAGGAAAACCAACGGAGGAGATTGCGGGAAAGTTCAACATGCAAGTGGCAAAAGCCCTGTCACAGGGCAAGGGCCAGGTGCAAGCGGGAAAGGCGGCAAAGGAAGCATACTCGGAGTTTCTCTCGATAGATGCGGGAGACTCCTCCGCCATCCCCACGGGGTTCCCAAAGTTGAATGATTATCTTGGCGGTGGATTCACACCTGGGCGTTTGTACTGCATAGGTGCAAGACCCGGAGTAGGGAAGTCAGCATTAGCGATACATTTCTCTCATGAGATTGCGAAGAGGGGATACCGCGTGGCTTACGCATCCCTCGAAATGTCAGCGAGTGAATGCGCAGGACGGTTACTCTCCCGCGAAAGCGGGGTTGCCCGTCCACGCCAAGCGGGAGTGCTTCTTCCCGCCCATCGCAAAAGACTAGAGGATGCCACAACGAGGATGCAGGGATGGCCCATTACTTTCAAAGATGATAACAAGGCTACGCTTGATTCGTTTCGCGCCTTCTTGGCCCAGGAGCGAGTGAAAGGAGATGTCGGGCTTGCGGTGATTGATTACCTGCAACTCCTATCCGCTCCAGGATTTGATAGCAGAGTGCAGGAAGTGTCGCACATTTCTCGCTCATTGAAGCAGATCAGCATGGAACTACAGATTCCGATCCTCGCCCTTTCTCAATTGAACAGGCAACTCGAAACCGCCAACCGCAAGCCAATGCTATCGGATTTGCGTGAGAGTGGGTCCATCGAGCAGGACTGCGATGTCGCGTTTCTCCTTAGCGTGGAGAAGAAGCTCGATGATACGAAGGACAAGATTCTTTGCCATCTCGCAAAGAACCGTGGCGGAGAGACGGACAGAGCATGTCATCTAGTATTTGAGAAGAGCATTGGCACTTTCTCTCCGGAAGCGCGATTGCATAATGATGAAAAACCATCTGATCCGCCTTGGTGAACTACAGATGGATACAAAAGCTACAGATTTGCCGTTTAAGCTACCCTAGAGTGCCCTAAAAAGCGTTTTGATCGCTTACGAGGGTAAATACTCATGTTGCGAAACAAAACGCTTTTTTGAGGGGGTACGGGGTTGAAGAGTTATTTCTCTTCTTCACTCATCTAGTATTACTTCGGTCGGAACTAGAGATAAACTCTCTTCGGCATTGTACTTATCTTCAGGCATGTGTTTTTTGAAAATATCATCCCTTGCCCGTTCAAGAAGTTTCCACCAAGGGCAATGCCGTAGAGTATCACCATGAAAGTGTTCAACTGTGTAAGCGTAAAAAATTGCAAGTTGCGTCTTAATGTTTTGTGCCTCAAACCAAGCACCCAATTCTTTTTTACATTTCTCGATATGCTTAAAATCTTGTTCCTCTATCTCAAAAGTTTCAATTTCGTAGATAACTTTTAACTGCTTATCTTCTTCACTCATCGCATTTCTCCTTTCATATTCTTTCTCTTTTGCCAAGCTTCAATCGCCCTAGGCGCGAACCTCATCGCCAAAAAGACGAGGAGGCCCAACGCCAGGCGCGCTATTGTGTCGGACTCGTTTTTACTGCTCATTGAGTTGTTTAATTTTCTCCTTAACCATCGAATCAAGTGCTTCCATAGATTTCTCAGGTCCGGCACATTTAAACCAAAAGTCTAGGCACATATCCATGAACAGCACGCCAAGTGCGGCTTTGAGTTCTGCGTTTCTCTCAACCCAATCGACAAGCTCAAGTGCGGCTGTATTATATTTCTCCTCAATAAGCTTCATCCCTCACCCCCCTCTACCTCTTCGCAATGATTAACATTGAAATCGCAATCGCGTAGCGTTTCAAAGCAATCCAATTCTCTTGCCAATTGCTCTGCCTCCTCTTGCGATTCTGCCTCAATCTCGTAGCTATTGTAAATCGTTACCTCTACTTTGTACTTCATCCCTCACCCCCCTCTACTTTGGCGAGGACCTCGCGGAGTTCCATTGTACGCATAAGCCATGAATGAGAGTCTAAATCGATTTCATCCTTGTAACCCATATCGCCAATCGCTTTCAGCACTTTCTCGAATAGCTTGCATTGCTCCAATAGCTCCGGAGCCGCCGCGATCAATCGCGCGTTGACGTTTGCTTCTTTCCATCCGTCCGTTGTGCGTGCAATGACGCTATCTTTTGTGCCTACCTCGAAACGCAACCCCGTGCTTTCTCCTGGAGTGCAATCCTCGATTTGCCAAGGTCCTGGCGTGAATGTGGCGTGTTTCTCTTTTGTCGCTTCCATGTTATGCGTTCTCCTTTTCTGCAAGTGCTAAAAATTTAAGCGTTTCTCGTTTCTCCTTAATCATAAACTCTTCGCGCTCCTTATCATCATGGAAGCGTGCTTCTCGGATCTCCTCGTTTATATCCTCAAGCGTGCTTTCCGCTTGGCGTATTTCATCAATGTTAATTTTCATATATATCTTTCTCTTTTGTTTGTTATTTAAGTTGTAAAGTAAGTTGCCTTGCGCGTTTACGCTTTACGCGGATCGTTTCACGATCAGCCGCCTTGCGTTCCCTCATTTCTCTTTCCTTGCGTGCTTTCTCGCCCATCTCGATCAATTGATTGACCGCTTCCGCGAATAGGTTTTCGGCGTGTTTCATGCGAGTTTCTCCTTTATTGCTTTGATGATATCCGCGAAGGTATTCGATGAGATGAGCAAATCCGCGTTCCATCCGCTTTGATCGTATTCCTTGGTTTCTTGATCGTAATCATATCGCAATAAGTGATACCTCATAAATGGATCGCTTGGCGTATCGCTCAATTTCTCTTGATAATCGACATGCAGATTTAATCCGTGTTTCTCATTCTCAAAGAATGGACAAGCATCATTATGCCATGAGATGTCCTCAAATCCTAGTTTCTCTAATTCATCCAAGCGGAAGTCACTTGGGGCGATCCAATCGGGATGTTCTTCTTTGTAGCTCATTTCTCTTATTCTCCATTGTTGTAAATCCTACGGATACGCACATATCCGTTTTCATCTGTTACGGATTGCGGAGATGGGTCTCGCATTTCTCCGATTGAAACCTCTTTCTCTTTGTTTAGATGTGCCATGATCTCATCAATGTCTTTACATATTGACTCATCATATGTGCGCCTTTCTCCGCATAATAACCAATCATCACTTTGATGCTCTTTGCACGCCTCAAACATGCTCCGCAATTGTTTCTCATTGCGAATCTCCATTACCATTGGATCATCCCATATGAGTAAATAATGATTCTCATCTCCATTATAGTTTTCAATGCGTGCAAGTGATTCTTTAAAATATGTCATTGTCTTAATTCCTTTCCTTAATTGCTTGTAATAATTCCCAAGCGCCTACCATGAACCAAGGTGCAAGGATGATTATTGATATAATGTAGTGATCATTCATCGTGTGTACCTTTCTGTAGTGTTAAACCTCGCAAGTTTCTTCTGTCTCAACATGCTCCTTCAACTCATCCCAATCGATTTCCTGTAGGTTGAGCATGTCCGCAAGTATCTTGTCGCATACATTATCGCTATTGGATAATGAACTCACGCGCTCCTCAAGTTCCTCCTTTATCCAATCAAGATCGCTTTCAGTGTGTGGCTCGTACCATAGGTTAATCAACCAAGTAGAGCGATTAGTCCAACCGTTGTAAGTAGTGTTTTTCATAATATATCTTTCTTTACCGCTTGGCTTAATTGCCTCGCTACAAACTACAAATACAAACACACGTTACATAGTCAAATAAAAAGTGTTTTTTGTGTAAACTACCGCTTATATACTACACAAGCGCCAAGCGCTATTACGCGGATCACCGAGATGGTTTCACCATCGGAATGATCGAGCGCCAACAACGCAACAAGCTCCAAAATCAATGGCGTTTGATCCAGCGCAAGGGGAATGATTGACGAGGAAAAGGGATGGCGAGAAGGAGACGAGAAACAAATGACGAAAGGTAACGGAAGGAAATGCATTTCTGCACCCCACCACAAATTTGCTATACTCGTGTAAAGCAGATTGTAAGACATTGCACGCAAGACCGTACAAACCGGTCCACGCAACCACGCAAAACCGCTTAAATACTAGCATTTCTTCCGTCAATCCTTGCGTTAATTTGCGTAAATCGTTGCTATTCAACGCTATCGTTTAGCATGTGATTCGGAATTACGCGCTAAAAACTAGACGCGATCCACGCCACAGGGGGGGGAGGGGGTCACGCCGCGTCTCGCGCTAATTCTGTATTATCATCACCACCCCGCATAATTTTTTCGCCATATGGTTTTCCCCGCAATCCTGCCCTAGCGTTTTAGCGCTATGATGCCATTTCCCCGTACCAAGCGGTAGTCCTTGCCTTATACGCGGATCGGTTCCCGATCATGCGTTTCCCCGCACCTCACGAATAGCAGAGTATCCGTATGTAGTTTTAGGGTGTTTTAAAGAGATCCCACGCCTCGCGGTACTTTTCGTGCTTTCCCTTGGATAGTGGGTTATGAGCGTATAGGGATATGCGTATGCATTGGTTTATTTCTAGGCATGGTATTATGTACCAAGTGGGTATGGCTTCGACATATGCGGCGAGTATGTCGACTTTCGTGCAATCTATCGACTCTTTCTTGGATCTTCCCGTGGAAGTGGTAATCATATATCTGCCCTGTCCTTTATTTGCTTTATCGATTACTTTATCCTTAGTGCCTTTTATTTGCACTTTAAAGATTTTGCCTGCTTGGTTCATGACTAGGCAATCCTGTGGTAGGTAATCGCCCAGGGGTGTAAATACTTCGAGATTACGGGCTAGTGCTTCGGTGAAGAAAGTTTGTTCGTAGAGGGAGCCTCTACGCTTCATCAGTTATTTCGATGACCTTATCCTGAGATGCTTCCTTGGGTAGGGAATCTGTTGCGGATTTTGCACCTTTTAGGATTGAGCGTACTTTATCCGGTGTCATATCGGATGCGCCTAGTTTTACATTGGCAGAAGCGGTGATGTTTGTGGGTCTGCCGTTTATGGTCATGAGTTTGTCGAAGAGGACTGAGAGTGTGTATGCTAGGTTCTGCGGGGGTATTTGGTCTAGTTTTTCGTGGATGAGGTTTAGATTGTCTCCGACTATGGCGGATAGTTTGTTGGATACTGCGTTTAGGTATTCCTGCTCGGTCATCTCTAGGCGGTAGCGCAGGAAGTGGCGTGTATAGTCCTGTATATTTTTTTGTTTTCTTGTGGGGGAGTTTGCTTTAGCCTGGAGCTTACGGGTTTCGCCTGCGGCAGTTGCTTTCTTCATAGCTATTTTTGCGGCTGAATCGATGATATCGTTTTTGAGGTCCTTACGGAGCGCTTTCACGGTGGCTTTGTTACCCATGAGTTATTTTTTTGCACAAAAGTGTTGACAGGTCAATGCATAAACTACAGAAGGTGACGCATGGATACGGAAAGGGCGGGAAAGATATTGGAGAGGCATGGTCTTACGAAGAAGGCGTTTGCTGATATGATGGGGGTCAAGCCTAGTACAGCGAGGATGGCGTTCAGTCTGAAGAGGTTTAGCAAGAGGATGGTTGCGAAGTTGGAGGAGTTGGAGAGCGAGTTGGTGGTTGAGCAGGAGTTGGCGGAAGTCGATGAGATGATAGACAAGGCCCAGGAGGAGAGGGTAAGTATTATTGAGGGGATGGTAAGGCAGAGTACGGGGAATGCTCTTGTGCAGGAGGCTAGGGTATATGGAGTGCCTAAGAATAGGTTTCTGAGGTTAATTGAGTTTGGGGATGGTTCGCATGGTAAGTTTAGATGCAAGCCCGGTAAGTATTTGAAGTTGGGAGAGAGTGTGCAGGTGAGGCATTTGGACAGGGATATGTGGGAGATTGTTCGTGGTTAATGTTGAACAGAGAGATTTGGTTAAGTGCTTATTTGAGTTACTGCCTGATAGTGAGCGCGGACTTCTTGAGATGAGGTTTTTTCATAACATGTCATACCGCAGGATGGGTTATGAGTTTGGAGTTAGTTGTCATTGTGTTCGCTTTGCGGTTGAGAAAATCCTCAAGGAATGCCGGAGGATTATGAGGTATATTGACTTTGGTAAGACTAAGGGGGAGTTGGTTGCGATACCTGTGATAAATGAGAAGTCTTTACTCTTTGATCATGATGAGAAGAAGAGGCTCAAGCTCGTTGCGGAAAAGGAGGAGCGGAAGAAGCTGAGAAAGGCTATACCTGGTGTACCTACGCATTTCATTGAGTATTGCTTGAAGCATCACGGCAGTAGTTGGAGATACCGCGTGGAGAATGGATTGTATGTGCATCCTTTTTTCAAGGAGTATTACTATAAAAATAAGGAGAAGTTTCTGAAGTGTGGATAGTACCCAAAACATTATCTCAATATGTTCCGGCTACTCCGGGCTTGAACTTGGTATCAAGCGAGCAGGCGTGGATGTTAGAACAGTCTGTTACCTGGAGATCGAAGTTTATGTCCAAGCAGTATTGGTTAAAGCGATGGAAGAAGGGAGACTATGTACAGCACCTGTGTGGTCTAATGCCAAAACCTTCCCTGCATCAGAGTTTCGTGGAAAAGTACACGGCATCACTGCCGGATATCCATGTCAGCCCTTCAGTAGCGCAGGGAAGCGAAAAGGAGAAGACGACCCAAGACACTTATGGCCATACATCCGACAGCACATCCGGGCAATTAGACCTGTTTGGT